GTCATATCTGCAGGAATAACTGCTTCTCCTGGAGTTAGCATTGCAGGAACAGTATCTTTGTTTCCACTTCCTGGAACTACAACAACACCTTTATTATATTTCTTTGGTGGCATCATCATGCCAGGATTACGTTGTGCAAATTGTTGTAATGCTGCTAGAGCATTACGATATTCATTAGCAAGATTTCTTATAGCCCCTGCTTCAGCATTAAATGTTTGTGTAAGTCTTGCATGTGATTGATCTAGTGAGTGAGCAACTGCAGCAGCCCTTTGTTGCTCTACCGTTAAATAATCTGTTTGTTCTCCAAGAATTTGTGTCTGACCAGTTAATCTTAAATATCCTTGACGTAATACCAGCAATCCTTTAGCACCGTTTGCCAAAGCATTCATCAATAAACCAAATGTCATAAGGGCTACTGGACCTATTGCACCAATTGCAACTGTTAAAACAACTATTGCTTTTTTTACCCCAGATGAAAGATTATCAAATCTTTCTAATACTCCACCTACAAATTCTAATATTGGAGTAACTGCTTGAAGAAATGCTTCTCCTACTGGAATTAATGCAAACTTAAGATCTTCTACAGATTTACGGAATTTAATCATTCCAGAATCAGCGGTCATTCCTAGTTCTGACTCAGCCATTGTTGCTAACTCTTCAGTCGATGCTGTTGCTAAATCAATTACCCTAGATGCCTGATTCCCATCTTGAATAACGTTTTGAAATAATGTAGACAAACGTGCTAACTGAAACTTGCCAAACAGTTGCTCAATTGCTCTTTGTCTATTTAGGTCTGTCAAACCATCAAGAGCAGTGGCAAATTCAATAACTGTTTGTTTTACATTTCCTGCATTTTTATTTACAATGGAATCAATATCAATTCCAAAGCCTTTCATCATGTCTCTTGCTTTGTCTGTAGGATTAATAAGAGATGCAAGGCCAGACTTTAATGCGTTAGCGCCTTCAGATGCATTAATACCGCCCTCTTTCATGGCAGTTAAGAAGAATGCTAAATCTTTTACATCTCCTCCAAGTTGTTTTACAACTGGTGCTGCTTTAGGAATAGCCGTAGTAATGTCATCAAGAGATACAACAGTTTGGTTCTCTACTGCGTTTAGAAAATTAATTGCCTCTGCTAATTCTTCAGACTGTAACTGAAAAGCATTTTGCAAAGAAATTGTTGTTTCAAGTGCTTTTTGTTGATCAAGTTGTCCAAGAATTTGAAGCCTTGTTGCCTCTGTTACTTGCCTTTGTAAATCTAAACCTTGAAAACCCGCTGCTGCAGCGTCTGCTGCTAGGCTAACGGTTTGAGAAACCGCAATACCATATCTAGTAAATGATTGTCCTAAAGCCTCTATATCAGCAAGTGCTTGCTGTCTTTCTGCTTCTGGAGTAAATAAATCTCCGTATACCTTTCTAAATTTAATGGCAGCAGTTTCCATATCCATAAATGTTTTTGATGCTGTCATTCCAAGAGTTGCTAGTGGTAAGGTAAAGCCAACCATCAACTGACGACCAGCCCACTGTGTATTTTTACCAAAATTTAAAAGATTTGTAGAGCCTTGTTTTACTAGTTGATTAAATAAAGATTGTCTTTGCGCTGCCATTTGTAACTGAGTTGACATTTTTGACATGTCAAGTTCATTTGGCATAATCGCAATTGCTCGCATTGCCCCGCTTGCATCTCTACCCATCTTAACATACTGAGTTTGAAGACGCTTTACGTTTTGTTCTGCTACTTTATTTATTGTGTCAAATTCAGAACTAAATAACTTACCAAATGTTTTTGTTGATGCACCAGCAAAGCGGAAGTATTCCCGCATTGAAAACTTATTTTTTTCTAAGGCATCAGTAAAAGACTCTGCTGTTGTTTTAACAGTTCGTAACTCTGCAGAAAAAGATCCAATAGCATTTATGCCATTAAGAAAATTCTTCTGCAGATCACGTTGTGCCAGTCCAGCGGTTTCGCTGCTTCTAGCAATTGATGTATGAAATTGTGAGATCTGACGCTGTAATGCTTTTAGTTGTGCTAATGCATTTGACGTATCAATATTAACGCCAATATTAGCATTAACGTCAGCCACTTCTCACCTCTTTAGTTTTAGTTGCTAAGAACGTCTTCAGCGACAGCAAGTTGTGTACCTGATGCAGCCTCAACAATCTTGTATACGGTTGGCAGATCCAGAATATCCTCAAGTTTTGAGAGATCAGCCAACTCTGGCTTGTATTGCTGCATTGCAATTGCAACGCATTCCACAAGAAGAGTCATAGACTTCTCGTTATCATCCGCCACCGCTGCAACTCCCTCAAACTTCTTCATAAAAGGACGAAGAAGAGAAATTTTTAGAGGGCGAACTGAGATTTTTGTCCCGTCCATAAGCGTGAGTTCTTTAGACTCATGCACAGTTGTTGCCATTATTTCCTCCTATATAGGTTATGTTAATTATAGCACAAAACGCTGTTTTTTTAAATTAAGATTTCATAACAGATGGGTCTCTCATATCATCATAATCAAGCCCCATACCTATTCCAAACCCAACTTTTCTAGCATTTTCTCCTTGTAGTGCCAGTATGTCATTACTATCTTTTGCACTACCCTTGCTAAATACCCTGGCTTTCATGTCTTCCCATTCTTTTTGACCACGCTCAGCGCCAGTAGCCTTGTCTAAATCTACCCCCTGTATTGCAGCCAAAAATTTTCTTTCCTGATAATCAAGGTCTCTTTTGCTTTCCAATGTTGTTAATAATTCGGGCATTGATAAAGACTTTTCTAATTCTTGATAGTCTTTCCATATGCCCAACAAAAATACCTCTGATTCTAATTTTGCCAAATCTAAATCATCCCATGTCTTACCACTATTGGTTGCTTGTTTGGTAACTGTTTCTTCTGATTGTTGATTTATTTTAATACCCGCTGAAATGTCTAAAATTTTATAGATTGTTGGAAGATCTAAATTATCCTCAATATCTTCAGTTGTTTTTGATATTTGTGGATAATATTGTTTCATGCATATCCTTGCACATTCTGTCAATTTTTCAATAGCCTCATCATCACTCTTTGATTGTTTTACATCTTCAAAAGCAATCATAAATTCTCTAAGGTATTTTATCTTTAATGGAGTTATTTCTAATTCTGTACCGTCAATTAAAAAAATATTTCCACTCTTGTATATTTCTGTAGCCATTTTATCTATTCTATCATACAACAAAACCCACCCCGTTTAAGGGATGGGCTTGTTATTAATCTAAAATTAGATTATTATGATGCTGGAGCCCAAGTACGGTCAATAAGTTTGCCGTATGAAGCACTAGTATCTTCAGGAAGAAGACGGAAAGAAACCTCAAACATGGAAGGCTCGTCACGCTTTGCGGATACTGTTACATTCTCAATTGAGAGTGCACGGTACGCAGCGTAAACACGCTCTACGTATGCGGAGTCTTCGCAGTCTCCAGTTCCAGGTCCAACAGCAATAATTCCACGCTCAACTGGGCATTCTCCAATGTCTCCTGCGGAGAGATTAAGAGTTTGTCCTGCTGAAGTAGACTTTGTTCCTGTTAGGTCGTCGCTTGGAGCAGCAATAGCCAAGAGAAGATTCTCAAGGGTAGCCTCTGCAAAAGCAGTTGCCATATTTACTTGCATTCCTTGCTTGTATAACTTAGCAACGTCAAGAAGTTGGTCAACCTGTACTTCACCGAAGTCTGGTTGGAACTGCAATTCAAGACCGTTCATGGTATAACCTACGTTTGTAAAATCTGCATCGTCTGCAAGTGTTTCTCTGTAGGACTCTGAAGATTCAAACGCAGGTAGTGTGCCAGAAGTCAATGTTGCATCAGCAACAAAGAAAGCAGCAGCACCAACAATAATGTTGTTTGATGTACCACGTGTATATGCCATATTTTCACCTCTATTCTAAATATTTCTATATTAAATTTTTGGCGGGTTTCCTCAAAACAATTATAACAGTGTTTTTAGGTGTAAGGGTATCCTGGAGGGTTATTTGAGTGATAATCGTATTCTACAATGAGTTTATTTGCGTATACCGTTCGTGCTGAGGCCAGTTCAAGTAAATCTCTTGTTTCGTCTGCTTGGTATACCCTGATATTATGAAAGAATATGTTGAATGGTAGGGATGCCTGAGACTGTTCAGCACACCAGGCATTTACATCCTGTGCTGCAGCATCTTCACGGTCTAAAGCATCGCTTATAACTCTATGGGCGTCTGTTATCTTGCTTAGATCTGTGCAATATAAATAATAGACCACCTGCTCTCTTTTACGTCTATAAAAAGCATTAGGTCTAAATCTAATTAGTCTTTCATACTGAATTAATAGTGGGTCGTCTATTCCTGGAGCCCCTATATAGTTCTTAAATACATCTTCTATATTTGTTGGGGTAGTAGGAAAAACAGGAACCATTTGTTCAAAACCACTTAAAATATCAAATGTCTTTAATTGTTCAACAACATATTGATTTATAAAGATAGGCGGAAAAGATGTGTCTGTTATTTTAGATACATAGGTCATAATGCTATTCTACCTCAATCTTAGCATTGGTAATCCATTTATATCCAGTTGAAATACCTTTTGCTTTACCGTGCCTTGCACCAGCAGCAAAGTTTTGTTTGAATACCTTTGGTTTTTGGATGTAATCAAATAGACCACTTGCTCTTAAAAATCCCTGAGTAAAATATCTTTGCATAAATTCATCAAATACTCTTTCAAAAGATCCCTCTACCTCTTCTCCTCCAGGATTTCTAACTGTAATAGGTTTTTTAACAAACACCGTTTGTCCACCTTCATAAAATCTTAAAACAGAATTTGCTTTTGGTTTAATTACAACTGGAATACCATCTTCCATTATTTTTGCTTTATTATAAAATGGTGTATTTGTATCTGCTTGTATTGATCTGGATTGTTTAAAAGTGGAGTTAACAGATAATCCAAGATTGCTGATTGTGTAATCAATGTCAAATAATCTTGCTGCTGGACTTCCTGTTTGATACCATTCATATACATGATGCAAAGCGCTACTATTTGCTCTAGCCTCAAGATCTATATATTGACCCAAAGCGCTTATTGTTGCTTTTCCAAGATTATTTAAAAATACCTTTTTACCACGCTGAGCACCCTCTATAAAGCCAAGAGAATACTGCACAATATTTATAAGTTGCTTTTCAAAACTATTAACTGTAAGAGATGCCCTCATTAGTCACCTACCGCTTGATTTTCTGTCCTACGCCAGAGCATCTTGTAATATTCTATGCTTCCAAAAGGATTAACAAAAGGTTCAATGGTGCCAATTTCATAAATAGTTCCACGACCATTTCTTGGGCCAGCGGTTTCTTTATAAATTAAAGCATCTGCTGCGGTTCTAATATTTGTAACCAAAATATTGCTAACAGCATTGTTAGTTCCATCAGAAGATATGCGAAGATCAAACTTAGAGCGAGCAACCAACTTGCCATCATACTGTAAAAATACTTCTGGTTTTAATTCATCAGTTCCTGCTCCACCTACACTTGTTGCATTACAGGCTACGGTTCTATCAAACACCCATTCCTTGTTTGGCTGACCATATTGATTTTGAGTAATAATAGGATAGTAAATATCTGCCTTCATTGGGTATACAAAATCTGTAGTTTCGCAGGCATTCATTATAATACCCCAGGCTTACCAAAATTGGTAATATATTTCTCCAAAATCTTATCCACTAAAAGATTTCCAGTTCCAAAGAAAGAACCCTTATCCACTTGTATTTTAAATTGATCTGTTGAATAGTTTGTTACATACCTCTTGTGATAATCTAATCTACCACATTTAATATCATCAATAAGCATAAGAGTTGCATCTTTAATATCATAAGGTACTACTTTGTATCCCGTCGCCAATTGAAACAGGTAGTTCCATCCCATAGGAAATGTTACTCCTGGGGCTACGGCAATTGTGTTTGGGCTATCTTCTGAATTATACATATAAATAGAATCGGAGTATGCTAGTGGAACCCCTCTTGGGAAACCTGCTTGACGAATATAGGAGTCTGTGATTTGAACCCAGTCTTTAATAATTGCAGTCTTATCTTTTGTTAACAAATAATTCCATTGTCCATCACCTTGTGCTTGTGGACTATCATCATTATCCCAAACAAGTTCATTATTTTCATATGCCTTAAGAATTAAATAAGTTCTTGACCATAGTGGCATAAAGTCGGTATTGTTGCCAATTGTTTCATACCAAGAACGATTATAATAAAATCCGCCAGGAACAATTGAATCAATAATTGCTCTTGCTAGGTTTTCCCATTCTGTATATTGAGCCTTTTCTGTAGCGGTAGTGCCAAGAGTATTTGGATCCACATATGGCCTATTTACCTCAAGATTATCTTCTACAACAATGTCGCCCTCTTCTGCGCTTGTGGAAGCGGTAGTGTAAACTGCATCGTAAATTGTTAAAGAATAAGAATCGTCATAGGTATTAAATAAATCTGGAAGAATGTAGGAGATCTGGGAGTCTGCTGAAGATGTTATTGTTTCTTGAACTTCATTAACATTTCTAGTACCCTCATTAATTACTAGGATATAGTCTGTATCTGCTTCTGGCACATCATATGTGATAGAAAGGGGATAGGGTGGGAGTCTTAAGATCTGCATTATACTTTGCCGTAATGTTTGGCTACTTCTTCAGGCGTTGCTGATCGCACTGCCTTATGCTTTAGCCACTTTTCGGATACCTCCTTAGTAACAATATTATAACCCCTTTGAAGTTGCCCCACGCCATTCCAATGAAGATTCTTTTCTGAAAATACCGCCACCTTTTCTTGAACGGTACTTGATTTAACTTCCTGATGATCCTCTCTAGGAACAAAAGGTAAAATCGCTTCTAATAAGTCTAATTTTGTAGTTGCACCAAATGTATCAATATTATTTTTTTTAGCATATGACTTTAACTGTGGTACTGTCTTTTTATTAAATTCTTCTACTACTTCTTTTGTTGTTGCCATTTTTTTCCTCCACTGCTATTATATCAGAATCCCTATCTGTATAAACTTTGTGCTCTTCTTACTCCCGCAGGAGTCCCACTTATAATTACATTTTCACCAAAATTAGGTGTTGGTATGCATCCCAATGCATATCTTTCTGTAATAATTCCATTAGGTCCACTAATGATTGTTCCTATACCGCCAACTGCTATAGCGCCGTCACCACTGTGTTGATGATTTACTGTTGGTTCTCCTGGATATGACATTTGTTCTCCTAATGTGATAAAGGAGGACAGTATTACCTGCCCTCCTTATCGGTTAGTTTTTACAAACTATGCGGTTGGATCAACGGCTGCATCTGCGTAAGCAACTGCATCCTGCTCTTCCCATTGTAAGCCAAAACGAACGAATACTGTGTACTCGATTGTATCTTTCTTTGGCTTGTACTCACGGTTTACGGTAATATCTCTCTGGAAACCCCATACACGGTTAGCAGGGAATGTCAAATCGACATAATCTGCTGGGTAGTAAGGAACTTCCATAACATCAATTCCAAGAACACGAGTTGTACGTGCTCCACCGAATGTCTGTCCAACACCATCTAGGTATTGCTGACGATTGCGCTCTGTACCAGCAGCACGAGGTGCAAACGCTTCAGCAATTGCATCAGCGAGTGTACCGTTGTTTCTAACAATTCCCTGGAAAGCATCTGTACCAGCATAGAACTTTAGGTTCTGCTTGATAGCACGATACTTACGTGGCATTGCAAGAATGATGTCCTGCATGACCTCTGTTGTCCAGTTGTCATCAGTAACAGTGACGAGTGCCTCATGAGCATCTCCATCATTTTGTACTTTGTAAACAAAGCCTTCCATGATTGAGAGGAATGATGCAGTTGTACCATCACCATTAATGGCTAGGTCTTCGATATCGTTAGCAAATGCATTGGTCATCAAGCGAACTAGATGATCTTCCAACGCACCTCCTTCAATATTGTCTTCAAGTGATTCTGTAGATACTTCCCAATCAAGACGAATCTTTTTGGTTGTTAACTCTACCTTAGTGAATGTAGCACCTGTGTTTGTATAATCGTTGCTTGCTTGTGCAGCAGCACGAATAACACGCTCACCAACGTTAACCTTCTCGATTTCCATGGTGTTTGCTCGCATTGTAACTCTACGACCATCTTTGGCGAGAACTGTTGCATCCCACACGTAGTCGATGAAGCGGCGAGCCTGCTCTGGCAGAAGAATACCACCTGGTGTACCAGTTGGACTTACTGCGTTCGGGCCGTTTGTCACACCAAAGTTTGGTGTAGCAATGTTACCCAGTTGAGCGCCAACATCAGATGTGGTTGGACTGGTTGCTGTTGCACCGCCAATGTCACCTGAAGCGAAAGCACCATCACCTGCGTGTTGATGCGCTACGGTTGGAGCACCTGGATAATTTTTTACGATTTCTTGTTCCGACATATTGTTCACCTCCTAGTGAATATACCTTTAATTAAATAGGTCGGCTGTTTTGAGGAAACGTCCGCCCCATAGGGATTTTTGAGTTTTCATTTCTGGAAACTCCTGCACGATCTCGCCTAGATCGCCAGACTTGCGGAAAGCGGTATCTTTTTCTACAAGATCTACTCGCTTTCCAAACTCATTAAAAGTTCCCTTTACTTGGCTTACCTCATTTGCTACAGACTTTACTTCGCCTGTAACTGTTTCAAGGGACTTTGTGATTGCTTCAACGTTAGCCTGCATAGACTTAACTGTTTCAGCAAGATTGCTCAAGGCATTAGTAAGAGAGTCATTGATTTCAGCAACAGACTTTGCAATCTCTGCTGCACTATCAACTACTGCATCTACTGACTTTTCCGCTGCGATGTCAACAACAGGAGCATCTGCTACTGGTGCTGAATCTGCCACTGGCTCTGCAACAGGTGCTTCTGCAGAAACTTCTGCTGGAGCATCTACTGGAGCCTCTGCTACAGCATCTGCTGGAGCCTCTGGAGCAACCTCAACATTTTCAACTACTTCTGCTGCATCTGCAACTGGTGCATCTACAACTTCCATTGTTTCTTCTGTCATAGGATTTTCCTCCTTTGTAATCTTAATTGTCCTAATGCCTTTTGCACTATCAACTAAGAACTTTACTGTTGTGATATCTTCTTGATCTTCAACAAAGCCAATGTTTTTCATTGAATCATTGCAAGAAGGACAACTCTCATCAGAATCTTTTGAAAGTCTTACGATATCATCTGTTTTGCACCAATAAACTGTATCAACAACTGCCTTTGCTAAATACCCGCCAAGTTGCCCCTTTTCAATAGAGATAACATTAGCAAATTGATTTGCTGGGTTGTCAACAAGCGATAATTCATGCAAGTCGTACTCTTTAATTATACGCACTGATTTATCAATTTTTTCATCATACATGTCATCAGACTTTGTAATATTTCCGCCAATTGAAAAACCAGTTAAAGTTCCATCAAGGACCTTCTCCCAAGTATCCTGGGCACCTTTTGAAACATAGGCAGAAACATAGACTCCGCTATAAAACTTTTTTACCTGTGGATCAAAATAGCGATCCTCTTTAAAAGAAACAACCTTGCCTACAGCACTGGGTTGATGCATCTCACGAAGGTTGCCACGGAATTTCTTAAATGCGTCTATACTTGCTTCTGTCGTAACGATATCGCCTTGCTTATCTACGTTATCTAGAGTAGCAAAGCCAGAAACAATACGACGTTCTTGATCTACTTTACCAATGGGCATTGAAAAGCGAACATTGTCGCCATCAGTAACCCAGTGTGCTTTATTTATAGTCATGGCAGTATTATTATAGCATTAGTTTATAATGCTTTCTCAACTATTGAGACGATCTGCCTTCACCTTGTGCATTTCTTCCAGATATGGTTGTAGGAGAATCTGATTCATTATTTGCTCTTTCAGCATCTCTTTCTCTGTTACCCGCCAAGTTTGCTCTGGCATCTGTGGCTTGTCTAGCACTCATTGTAAATGGGTCATCTCCATCTGGACGCTGTGACATGTTTAGTATTTCACGTGCCTCATTTGGAGTAATAACCTGAGTCTTGACATACCGCTCAATAATCTGAGATTGGGCAATTTCATCTGTAAGTGTAAGTTCATTAAACTTAAGATCAAGAATGTCAGTCTTTTCCTTAACTATCTTATTTACGATCTTCTCTAAATGACGCTGGGCTGGACGAGAAACCTGCTCTTTAAATGTTCTATCCTGTGCAAGGGCAGCAGCGATAGCAGCAGAGTCAGATCCGCCAAGTTTTGAAATAGGAACTTGATGAGCAACCAAAATATCATCACGATTCTGTTTACGATATTTTTCAAATGAACCTTCTTGAACACCATTTTCAATAGGTTGCATACTAAACTCAACCTTATTTCCATCTGTATCTCCAGGAAGTGGGATATATAGTGTTCTGTGATTTTGTCCTTTTAGACCTGTTTGCATAAAGCGGAACATCTTGTCTTCAGCATCAGCAGATAGTTTTGCACCCTTTACTGTGATGATATATCTTGGTACCGCTTTGTTTTGGAAATAATCAATATTATACTGAGCAGCAAGAGAGTCTCCAATAAGAGAAGAAACGGCAGATAAAATATCTGGAACCCCGTAAAATGTATTTAAAGGAGAGTATTGTTTAAGATGTAAAATTTCGTTTGGTCTTTGGTCTGCAGTAAGAGGATTTGTATTTTTTGCACCAAAGTTTCTAAAGTACACTAACTTCTGACCAATGATTTGTACAAAGCCATCACGCAAACGACGGACACGAACTGTGGTTGCTGGAATGTGTCCAACATAACCAATCTCTCCAGTTACGGTACGGCCAATCTCAAGGAAGCCATTTCCTGTAGCCTGAACATCTGTATAGAACTTTTCCATTGTTTGCTGGAAGGTATCCTCATCATTTAAAGATTCTAGCCAGTCACGAACCTCTAGTTTCATACGCTCTACACGACGACGAGCACGATCAACGGCATCATCATCATCGTTCATTTCAAACCTTAACATTGTTCTATCTGTTAATTCAAATTTATAACCAAGACCTACAACATTTTCTACCTTTGCATCAATAGCAGCATGATTAGCAAAAGAAGTATCATAATAACTTGCTAGTTCATAAAGGTTATATGGTGGTGTAATTACATCAAATAAGCCATAGCCATTTTGATATACCGTTCCAGGATTAATCTGTTTTGACTGTGCCCCGTCTTTTCCAGAAGGAAAGGCGTTTGCATCATTTAAATATGCAGGAGTTGTAGCAATTGCAGGATAACGAGGATTGTAGGTCTCTGGAGCCATAGAATACTTGGAAACTGTTCTGCTAGTTCTGCGCTTGAAATTAGTATCTATGCCAGACAGATCTTTAAGTTGGTCCCATGATTTTAAGAAAGGATCACTCTCAAGAAACTGATTGTTTCCTGTATCTTCTGTGTTTAGACTTGCTTGAATATATTCAAATTCTCTATCCATTTTCGTATGCATCTCTTCCGTGTGTTTTTAATGTTTTTTGTGCAGCGTCAACAGCGCCTAGATCATTTAGTGAAGGAATAAGTCCTTGATTAAATCTATCTACCTGCTCGCTATACTCTTCGTCTGTAACTCTGGTTAGACCTGGCACAAATACCGCCTGACCATCACCCTCATCGCCATAGAAAACTGCTGTTTGTTTTAATTTTGCAATCTGGGCAATATCTCCACGAAGCGACTCAATGTTTAAAACATTGCCATCTCCATCTGTAAACCACTTGCCATTAGCCTTTTTATAAACATAAAGACCCCAATTGTAGTCTTTCTCAATCACCTTACGGCGAACATTACTTACAATGGGTTTGCCAGTTTTAGGGTTAATCAATGGATTATTTTTAGAACTCATACCACAAGTATAGCAGATTATACTGGTGTTGCAACATTGGTTGACCAGATTACCTCTGAATATATGCTTAATTCGTTCGGTTCAATACTAAGTCCCTCATCATCATCAATAATAATCTTATTTGTTCCAAGATAGGTCTTATATACATCTACTGGATTTACCCCATATAATTCAGATGAGGAAATAATAAGAACACCTTCCCAGATAAAATTATTAAGCCAGAATTCCCATTCAAAGTTTGTTATACCGTCAGTTTCTACCCTAAGCCATGGCCTTGTAAGATTACTCTGGACCTGCTGAAGATTATTTGCTTGATAATAAGCAATATTATTAAACACCACTGGACCATTAAGATTAATACCACCCAGATATAAATCAAAGTTAAGAGATGTAGAAAATGCTAGACCAAGAACTCCCCATTCTTTAATTGTTATTACTGGCTCTCTTACTAAAGTACCGTTCCAATAATAGGCAAGACCATTAAAATTTCCACCAGTTGCTACGCTTTTTGCAAATACCCTTGCTCTTGACCCATCGCCATCCAAAGCCTCCATAAAAAACTTAATTGTGTCACCCTTATACTCAACTTCAAATAACTCTGTTTCTGCTAATGGGAATTTATCTAAATCAGATCTCATCCACATCTGCATTGCGCTTACACGATAGTTATCAGCAATTGTGCTATTAATTGGAATAGCAATTCCACGACTTACCTGTGGATCATATTGTCCTCGTTTCTCTATGCCAGAAGTTCTATTTAAATATAGATATGGAGTACTGCCCTTGTAAATGCTAAAAGGATTTTTTGCTTTATAGTCATAGTAAAGACCAGCACGTGTGTATGGGAATAGGTCAACACCAAATCGTGTTCCAACTGGATTAAATGAATTATCATTAAACGCCTGAGATGCAAGTTCAAGTCTACGAAGTGTAATTGGCTTTGTTAAAATACCACGGATATTAAACTCAAGGTGATAAACAATTGCTAAATCATTAAAGTCAACAGACTTGTTAGGATAAACCAAGGTGTTATCTACTACCTCAAACTTTGTAACATCCCAATACTGATAATCTGAAATGTCTATAACAGATCCTTCTTTAGGTGGCTCTGTAGTAGTAAAAGCAGACTGTGGTGAGTTGGCACCCTCAGCAACATACTGGAAAGTTAAATAACTTCTAATTGATGCTTCTGTGGTGTCGTATTCATAAAACTTAAGAGAATTAGACTCCATATCCTCATAGTTGTTCCAACCAGTAAACAGGTAATTGTCTAAATCGTTATATGTTCTCTGAACTGGATGACGATATTCTTGAAACAGTTCTTCATAAGTCCAGGACGATGTAGTTTCATCTTCTAACAGTTTTGATGGCTTTGGATATCCAATATTAAACTGAATAAAGTCTAGATCGTAGTATGATCCACCTTCTTCGTTTGTAACAAATTGAGCAAAATAGGATAGTGGCAAATAATCTTCCCAATACCCCGCAACTCCAATATCTAAATAATATGTATCATATGCCTCTGTAGGCAAAAGGGTATAACTTGCGGTATGAGCAAGAAGCGCTTTAGCATTTTCTGATTCTGCTGAACCAGTAGCCAAATAACTATCCAAGATTGCCGTTCCATTTAACTCAAAATGATCTTCAATCTCAGATGCGTTGTACGATGTTGATAATCCTACAGAATAGATCTTTCCAGTGAACTGATATGTGTCTGTTCCATCTCCACCAACATACATTTTTAATCCATTTTGATTACCAAAGAATGCTGCCACATTGCCGCCAAAATAACTAGACAGGGCTTGAATCTGAATACCAGCAGCATATTTCTCATCTTCTACAATTATGTCTGTAGTGTATATTTCTTCTTCTGTACCATTAAAAGTTAAAGAATAATGAATTTCATCTAAGTCTTTTCTGATGCTAAAAGAGTTTCCAGTTAGTGGGTTATAAATCTTAAATAAAAGTTCTTCTGTTAATAAATCATCTGAAGAAAATACACCGTAGATGCTATAAATACCGTCATTTATAATATTAAACTGTGGAAAATTAAAATATGATTGAACAGAAACCCAAGAAGTATTTGGCCTAAAGGTTATAAAAGTATCATCGTTAACATCTTGAATTGCCTGATTATCATCATAGAGTTCTTGTAGTGTTTTTGTACCAGTACTTATCTGTGGTAAAGAATAGTTTGGAGTTGTTATAGATGTTTCTGTTGTTACGAGATTATCAAACGTACCCTGGTCCCAACGAGCAAAGTCTGGATAGTTATAGTTTGCAGTGTAATCAGCAAACGGATAATCAATAAACGCCTGTGTTCCTCCATAAGCAGAGTTAATAGTTTCTGGAGAAAGAACTCCTTGACCATAAACCCAACGACGCTTTGCTACCGTTACCGCAACAGAGTACGGATAGATAGCAACACAATCTAACTCAATTGGACTTACTTCTTCATATGCATAAAATCCAAGCCAGTCCTGATCATCGCCGTATGCGTCTACAATGTTAGGTAAGTCCAAAGTGTCTGTATTGATGCTTAAGCCTATGACTTCTTCTCCATTAATTAGTACGCTAACATTATTTCTAATCATTCTAATATGAACCAGCATGGGTCTAAACCATTCGCCAACAAAGTGTGAAGAGAATTGCTTTCCAATAACTAAAGTTAAAAAGCCCCCCTCAATATACAAACCATCTGTTGATGCTATAGGACCAAATATTCTTTTAGGGACAAATGTATTTGAGTTTACCCTCATCCAAAATTCAACAGTGTAATCTTTAAACTGACCATCTTTATTTAAAAACCCTTTGCCAGGAACGATGAGAGATGGCTCTCCATCATTTTCTCTTAGCCTTGTAATATTTGATGCACCATAAACCATTGGAAGGGCAGTATTACGAGCCTTTAGATTATTATCATTAATTAAATAATATCCAACCTGTCCACCAAGACCATAGGGGTCTGCAGGAATAGCCTGAGCAGTTGTTAGTGGAATGTTTGATGGCAATGAAACTGGAGTAACACCCAAAGAAACGGTATTAAAATCTTCTGACCATTGTCCAAGAGTAAAACCATTTACATAAAATACATAATCAGATGTAGTTCCGCCCTGATCATATTGAAACTCTATAACCATTCTTAATTCTGTATCTTCATCTGGTATTTCAAAGGTACCAGAAACAAAACTCCAAGCCTGAAAAGAATTGGTATTAAAGGTTTGAAGTTTTTCTACAACCTGTGAAGAGGTTGTATCTGTGTACTGATATCCTATTGATACCGCTGTTAAATAGGGACTTTCTGAATAAAAGTATGCACCAACACAAAATGTTTTTAGGTATTGATCTATCTCTGTAAAGTTTATAATATTTTGGCTAACACAGACAACGCTTTCTGAGGTTACCGCTGGAACATCGCCTTCAATTATAGATGTTACGCTATCTGGAAAGGGCTCATTTGAAAAGGAAGAACTTGTTGCTGTGCCGTTTGTAACTGTCCAAAGACCTAGATCTCTATCTGTTTCATCAATAAGACTAATATAGTCAGCCTGATCATCTAACGCCCATAAAATTGTAGGGTGTTCTGCAAATATTTTTTCTGCATATAGGTTAGATGGGGTAGTCATATTTCTCCTACCTTTATTATATCAGTTAGGATATTTTTATTTCACAGGTATCAGTGGTGCAATAAGCCTCTCCCAAGGCCTCAAGATTGTCTACTCCGTCATAAATTGCAGACCAGTTAATCTTCTTTATCTGACCAACATAAGAGTTATACTCGTCTTTTGTAATTTGAGTATATGGTTGTTGTGGATATGTCTTATTGCCCATAGGCAAGAATGATACTGCTTTAAGTTGACCCTCATACATATGAAGTGCTGGAGCAACATGCTCTGTTTCTTTTTCCTTGTCAAATGAAAGGGTAACAGAAACACCATTATCAGACCAATACTTCTGAGTTGTAGCAGCAAGGCCAATCTTCTCAAATAAGGTTACATCTTTTTCAGATCTAGCATGTCCAGAATGAACTGGAAAATATACAACAGTTGTATTTTGTGATACAAGATCTGCCTCAGTTTTATACCCTGCTGCTTTAAATAAATGAATCATTGGATCTGTGTTTCCAAAACGAATTGCACGAAGGAAGAAGTTTCCTCCTGGTCCCCAGTGAACTCCTGGAGTTGCACCAGATAACAATGACACTGAGCCTGAAGGCTTAACGGTTGTTACACGAATAGACTCACGAACACATAGCCACTCAGAATATGAATGATCGTATTTACGAATAGTCTTATATCCTTCATCCATCCATTCACGAACTGCTGGCAAACCTTTTTGATCTGCAAAAGAAGCAATGCCAGTAAGCGATGTTCCAATACGACGGTTGCGTTGCATAATACCGTTTGTAATCTGCCAATGTGTAGGAACAAGAGTAACGGTCTTGCCATATAGATAAGCAAACTTTAAAGTACGCAAGAAATCTTCTTTAGATTCATGACGATTTAAATGTACCTCTACAAGTGTGCAGAGTTCATATGATTCTAATGGTTGCTCAGCACAAGGATTGAATCCCATTACACGATAATCTTTTCCATCTGCAGGATCTGCAAGACGGCCATAGTTACGAGCAACATCAAGCCAAATAAATCCTGGTTCTCCATTGTCTGCAATTAAATCTACATAATTTTCATACTTGGTTCCAACTTCTGCTGCAATAGAATTATTACTCATCCATGCCCATCCAGGATTTTCTGGATCAAATGAGTTGCGCTCTGGAAACATCTCTGAATTCTTTAAATTAATAAATCCATCATCTGATGGACTTCCAAGTGCGAGGGTAGCAGAACGACGAACATTTCCTGCAACCACACAAGTTCCAATAAGATTTACAATATCAACAATTGCACGAGAATCAAGAATATCTCCTGCTCTATCTCCAATTACTTTACGAATGGTTTTGTGTAATTTAATTAAAGGTGCTGGACCTGAAGCGGTACCGCCAAAACCTTTAATAGGTGCACCTAATGGTCTAATTAAAGAATAATCAAAATTAATCTTAGCCTGACCTTGTTTCAAATATGAATTAATAAGTAGTCTTACAGATTCTACCCATCCTTCTCTTGTATCAGGTATTTGATATGATATTTCTTCTTTGGTATTGGTATATATTTCCATACCCTTTTCTTGTCCAAGGGTGTCAAATCCTACTCCTACCCCAAGCATCAGAGCATCCATAACCCAGCCAAAAAGGGCTCCAGGGTCGTTTCTATCAATGTCCCTAGTAGATACCATGGCACAGTTCTGTAAGGCCGCAGAATTGCGTCTCTCCATCGTCATAGGGGTACCAAAAGCCCATAGTCCACGACCTGGGGGAGTCCATTTAAGATTAAACATACGATCATAGGCTTCTTGAGCAGACTTCTGTGCCTTATTGTCATTCCAAGGAAGGCGATTTTCTTTAGCATGATTCTTTTGAACAGAGTACATTCCTTCAATTACCCGCTTACAAACCTCATGCCAGCGTTCTTTTGTGCCATCTTCTTTGACTCTTGAATATGTACGGATAAAAGTTATCTCACCTAAAGAGTTGCCACCTGCGTCGGTAAAGCCAAAAGGAGACTCAACATCTTTATATTTATTAACAAATTCATCCAATAGCCTAAAAGAAAATACATCTGACATTTAATTTACGAACCTCTCACTAAAAATAATATTAGAACTTTACAAATCGTAAAGTACTCCCAAGTATAGCACGAAATTTTATTTAAAAACAAATTGATTTATAACGATTTTATAAACTTTAACTATAAAGTTTAGGTTGAGTACTTTTAATTTTGCAAAGTACTTAACTAATTACAAGACCAGACTTACCATCTTTTACTTCTCCCCATGTTAAACCAGGAAGAGCAGCAGAAATTGCTGTGTTATTAATCTTAAATGACTTACCAGAAACAAGATTCATATGCTCTGAAGAGGTCCAAGCGTCAGTAGCATCTACCCATGTAAAGGTTTTATTGGTTGCTCCTAATAATGTAATACCGCCACCATCAGCACCAGCATCTGTACTGTTTCCATAAGCAAGAACTATGTTCTTATCTTCTACTTGAAGGTGCTGGGTATCAATTGTGGTAGTAGTTCCATTAACTGTCAAATCTCCAGAAATAGTTACGCTGTTATTAAATGTTGTTGTACCACTGGTTGCACCAATTGACAATGTAGTAGCGGCGCTACCAAGATTAATGGTTGTTGCGGTGGTATTAAGAAGATCAAAAGATGTTGATGCAGTGGTCAAAGATGTTCCTACGGAAGGACTTGTCAATGTCTTATTTGTTAAAGTTTCAGCACCCGCAATAGTTGCAAAGTCAGCATCAGTAAGTGCTGAATTAAACTCTGCTAAAGTTCCAGAAACTGTATTTGATCCAAGCGCTATTGTTTTATTACTAAGAGTAAGTGTATTGTTTGTGGTAGCAACAACGGTAGTGTCAACATTTAAAGTTACTGTACCGCTTGTGCCCCCTCCTGTTAAACCTGTGCCCGCTGTAACTCCTTCAATATCTGCTGGTATTAAAATTGTTCCACCAAGAGAAACTGATGTACCATTAATTGTAATTGCAGAGTTAGAAAGTTTATCGTTTGCAATAGATCCAGAAAGCATGGCATTTGTGACTGTGCCTGTATCTCCAGTTGTAATAATAGTTCCAGTTCTATCTGGAATAGTAATAGTACGATCATCAGTAGGATCTACAGAAATAAGAGTTGTTTGATAAGAGTTAGTTGTAGCACCCTCAAAAATTACAGATTCTCTAGTTAAAACATTTTTATTAGCATCTAATTCTGCTACGCCATTAACGGCACCCTTTTCAGTTATTTCAACATAACCTGCAAGGCTTGTATTTAGTTCTGACTCTGTAGCAAGATATGTAAGTTCAGACCATATGGTGCTACCGTCGCCAACCTTAAGTTGAGAAAGAGTAGTATTGTAACCAATTTCACCTTCATTGAGAATCGGGTCTGCATCATTCCATTCGGAACTAGTGCCCCTACGCATTTGAATTCTAACAGCCACAATAAACCTCCAGGTTATCTTCCATTATACCAAAATTTGTCATGCTGCACTACCGCCATCTATTACTGATGTAAACGATGTTGTTGCTGGTGTACCACCATCGAGTGAAGTTCCAAGCCAGGGTCCTACTGGACCGTTTCCTTGATATTGATAAATGCTATCCACAAAACCATCTGCATTATGAGTGTGATCTGTTACTCCAGAAGTGTCATCATAATTTGCTATAGCATACCAAGTAGAACTATAATAATAATAGATACGATTTGTATTTGTATCTAAATGCATTGCCCCATTTGATGGGCTTACAGGAAAAGTACTTCCTACAGTAATAGCAGAGCCTGTAAAGGCTGTGGTTTGAACTGTGTTGTCTGGGAATGTAACTCCAGTAGCGACCTTAAGGCCTTGTTTTACTACAAAGTCTCTATCGGTTGTTGCCACTGAAGTTCACTGTCCCTTCGTGGTTCACATTACGCTTCGATTAGCGTTCTGTGCACCTTTACTGTTGTACCATTTGTTGATGTTACGAGTAGACGAACATCTGATCCTGAGTAGTCTGCATCAATTGCACCAATCTGTGCATTACTTTGAACATCTGCATACTCAGTGATATAAACATTGTTATTTCCATCGACTGTTACAAGGGCCTCTAGAACTTCAATGTCATCTCCATTACGCATTTGAACTACGTACTTAGCAGACTTAAATGTTGCTGCCGCCCATGCGTCTACTACAGTTGCGCTAGTTGTTGTAACGCTTGTTGTAGCAGTGCCCATAAGAGCATCTGTAAGTGTTACATATCCAACGCCAATGCTTACGAATGCTGGGCTAGATGTTGTAGCAATGCTTTGTGGTAAAGATAATGTTACTGCACCAGTTGATGTTGATGCTATAACTTGATCTGCTGTTCCTGCTAGGCTTGTTACGCCTGCGTTTGTAATTGTAAGAACATTGTTTGTTGAAGCATAAGATGCTGTGATTCCTGTACCGCCAGTTACTGCGTTACCGAATGCATCAATTGATGTTTCAATATCAGATGTGAAGGCTAGTGTACCTGTTGCATCTTGAAGTGTAATTGTACGATCTGCTGTTGGATCCGTTACTGTTAATGTTGTTTCATGATCATTTGCTGTACCCTCAAAAACAATACTTGAATCATCTAACTTAAGACCAGTTACTGTTGGTGTAGTAAGTGTTGGACTTGTTAGAGTTTTGTTTGTAAAAGTCTGTGCTGTGGTAAGATCTGCTGTAACTCCAGTATTGATGCTGAATGAGTTACCAGTTAGTGTTAATCCGTTTCCAGCAACAAATGTTCCTGCTCCAGAAAATTGTGAGAAAGTAATTTCTGTTACACCAATAGTTACAGAATTATTTGTACAAACAAAACCTTTGTCTGCATTTGAAGTTCCTGCCTCAACAAATGTAAAGGCTGATGGAAATTCACTACCTTCATTCATATCTAATGAACGAGTTGGTGCTCCAGAGGCTTGAACTACATAAATACCATTAGCAGTTGCATCTGTTTGATCCTTAATAAGAATTCTGTCACCAGTTGCAAGAGTTACACCATCTATTACACTTCCATTATCAAAATCAGTGGCAAGTGTTCCATTTTCAGTTGTAGCAACTCTTACAGATGCTTTAACGTCTAATCCTTGTGCTACAGAATCAACATATTGTTTTGTTGCTGCTTCTAGAGCCTGTGAAGGATCTGCATTTAGAGTTACAGTTCCTGGAAATACTACTGTATTTGGAAGAGATAGAACAATGTCACCAGTAGTTGAACTTACTGCAATCTGACTTGTTGTACCACTCACGCTAGAAACACCAGCAGTGATATTAATTGATCCACCAAGAGAAGTTGCAGTTCCATTAATTGTAATGCTTGAATTTGCAAGCATTGCATTTGTAACAGTGCCTGAATCACCTGTGGTAACTACTGTACCAGTTACATCTGGTAGTGTAATTGTGCGATCTGCAGTAGGATCAGTTACAGTCAAAGTTGTTTCATGATCATTTGCAGTTCCTTCAAAGACAATGCTTGAATCTGAAAGATATAAGCCAGAAACTTGCGGTGATGTAAGAGTTTTATTTGTAAGTGTCTGTGTTCCAGATGTTGTTGCTACCGTTGAATCAATTGCTACTGTTACCGCTGAAGATCCATCATAAGATGTTCCTGAAAGGCCAGTACTAATTGTCAACGCATTTGGATTAACTGCTGTAACTGTTGCAGAACCACCAAGAGAAATTGAAGATCCGTTTACTGTTAGTGAAGAATTTGTTAAAGATCCATTGCCAATATTTGTAATTGTATTTGATGTACCTGAAATAGTTTTATTTGTAAGGGTTTCACTACCCGCTAAAGTTGCAAAGTCTGCATCGCTAAGTGCGGTATTAAACTGTGCAATAGTTCCTGAAAGGGTATTGCTTGAAAGATTTATTGTTTTATTTGTTAGAGTATCTGTTGTTGCCTTACCAACAAGTGTATCTGTAGCATTTGGCAATGTTACTGTTTGATCTTGTGTTGGTTCTGGTGAAAGAAGTGTTAGTTCATAATCATCTGGTGTATTTCCTTCAAAGATGATTCTATCTGCAAATGTTGGTGTTTCCGATACTGCTGCATCAATTACGCCTGTTGTATCATTATATGTAAATGTAATACCTGTTTGTGTACCGCCTGTGAACATCGCTGCAGTAGTATCTTGCAGAAATTCTGTGCTCGCCTCTGTAAGAACGTTTGAGCCATTAACTGTAGCAGATGATCCTTCTACTACCAGGCCGTTCTTGATGCGAAAGGCTTTGTCGACTGTGGCCATTCTTTATCTCCTTGTGGGTCTATGCCTTCAAACCAGTACGGTAATACCTTATGGTCATCGGCGTTAGGGTTGGTGTAACCGTCATGCTAATTGTACCAGAATTTAAACTAGCAGTTATATTTCCTACATTATTACCTGTATTGGCAACTGAGGCAAATTCTGTTACATTTTGATTGGTACCATCAAAAACTAAGTTTATTTCAGTGCTTCTATAAGCACTTCCTGAAGCATTGGATAGTTGAATAAGGTATTTAACTGTTCTCCAGGTAGATGTTTCTATTGTGTCAAATACTGTGGCTGATTCAATACCGTTGATTGTTACGGAGTTGTTTCCATCTGCCCCCATGGAATCGGCACGGTATGAAGTAGTATCAATTAGATCTGTAAAGTCTTGACCATCAGGCGTATCGCCTGTTTCAAACCTTGCTTTTAATTGATTAATTGGTAGGATGGCCATATTAGGATTATATCATAAAATGTAGTTATTAATACCAATGATAGCAAGTCCAATTGGTGGAGGATTTAAAGGGGTATAAGAAGGAACCGTAATATTAGTAACCCTAATATAAAACGGTAAGTCAGAAATAACAACTGCTTTTCTAGATCTACAAGTTTGGATTACCTCAATGACTCTTTTACTGTCAGTAGGTATGACAGTTGCTGTAGCCATTAGTCTGTAATATCCTCAACCATATTTATAGTACCCTGCAAAACTGTCCATACAATTGCATTGGCTGTAGTAGCCATCTGAATATCAAATTCATCATCTGTTTCTAAAATTTCTGTTTCATCATATTCTAAATATACCGTGAATTCTCCTGGACCGTCATCTTCGTCTGCTTCTGGGGTAACTGTCAAAACAACGCTGGTAGTTGAAGGACGATAAAAATCCATTTCAATTGTCCAATCAGAAATGTCTAAAGGTTCTCCTGCATCATCTTGGACATACATTTTAAAAGAAGCAGTGTCGCCTCTTACGATTGTCCATATAGATTGTGGTGGCTCAGAACCAATTTGATATGGTGATTGATTTCTATATTGTGCCATTATGATAATCCTGCTTTCATTGATCCCCAAGTTCCGTTGCCAGTAACTGTCCCTACAAGTATAATTCCATTTACGTTAACATATGCAACAACGCCAACTGCACCAGAGCCTGAACTTGGTTGAACATCTGTAAGACCCCCACCATCGGCGGTATACAAAATAGAACTAGAAGTAAAAGCAGCAGTATTAACTCCTGAAAATACACCAGATAAAACAATTACTCCACTAGATCCATCTGCTATTGCTGTTTGGGCTAATCCTGCTACAGGAAAAGTATTTATATCTGTTGAATCACATCTAGATATTTCTGGTTTGTTTTCTACTGAATCATATCCTGATATAAATACAGGATCACCTTTAGAAATATTTTCTCCACTATTATTTGAAACTTCAAGGGTATGTAAAGGAAGTCCAATAGAAGGCAAAACATTTTCAATTTGTTCTGCTAATTGCTGTATATCTCCTGCAACATCTACGCTATCAGAGTTAACGGGAAACGGCAAATCATAGGTGCTAGTTCTTCCAGAGGCCATTCTTACATTATACCATTTCTCGTGGTTTTTTATTTAAGTTACATTTAGCATGACTTGGTCTAACGTTTGATAAAGTATCTGGTCCACCAAGGGCTATGTCCACAACATGCTCTATATGAAGACCATTTTGCCAGCCTATTTGACCACATCTACGTGTGGCATTCATATCAATTGGCTCTGCACAAATATAACAGTTTGTACCATATAAGGCTAAAACCTGTTCTTCAGTATATGGTTCATATCCATTGTTTTTTAACTTAGCCCTTCTTCGTCTTTTTGACATTCTAGAATATTCTGGATATTTTTTATGATACTTTTTAGATGCATCTAGCCTCTTTTCTTTGTTGTTTATATATGAGTTAGACCTGTACCTTTTTAATTTCTCTGGATATTTTTTAAAATATTCACTTTTATACTTTTCAATTTTTTCTTTATTTTTTTTATAATACTCTCTTCTTTTAGCATTAGTTTTTTCTCTATTTTTTTTATAATAATAAGACTGATAGTGTTTATTACACATACCCCGCTTTATTGCCTTAATATTACAGTTATCAATAGAACAAATTTTCATAGATTAAATATACCACACAAACTTGCTTTGTTACCCGAAAGTATGGTACACTTGGTGTTAAGAACACCATAGTTTATGGTGTTTTTGTTCTTATAAGGAGGACATATTGAGAAACAGAGTATCAATAGGGGTGCTTGTCACAGCCTTTGGTCTTACTTCCCTTTTGGGTAGTATGCCCATGGCTAATGCCAAGAACAATTTACTTGAACCTGTAAAGACAACTGTCAATGCCGCCCCGCAAGAGGCGGCTTTAGTTGTTTTTAAAGAGGATAGTGAATTAAAACTTAAGAAATATGAGAACTCATATAGTCTTACCGATTCTGAATTGGTAGATCTACTTAAGAC